TAGAAGCCAAGCTACACACATACTGAGAGACGAGCTGAACAAGCATGGTCTCACAGACTGGTCAGTACGACTGAATCAGAATCCAGAGTCTAAGTTTCTAGGACTCTGCTCCTACAAAGACAAGTGCATCATCTTGTCTGCACACCACATTGACATCCATCCAGACCCGGATGTCATCAATACAATCCGTCATGAGATTGCACACGCACTCTGTCCTAATCATGGACACGATTACGTGTGGGCAGAGAAGGCGCGTGATATTGGGTGTGATAATACCATGCCCTGCTCTAACTTGTCCTTGTCAGCTGATATCATTGACGCCATCCGTAGTGGCGCAGATGTGGAAGTGACATTCGATGAGCAGGTAATCCGTACACCAAAGTACAAGGTGACACGGCTGCAGGACAAGTGCCCGATGTGTGGGAAAGTAGCAGTCTCTAAGAAGGAGACACTACTTGTCAATCCCAATCCTGACAAGCCTGACACAAAGCTGATTCAGCTTGAATGCGGACATATGGTCGTCCGCCTCCTGCCCAAAGGTACACCATTCCATCACTTCCAGATGGGCGGAGACCCTAACTGTGACCACGTGTGGGACAAGAATAACTGTCTCAAGTGCAGTAGGAAGCAGCCCTACAAGTTCCAGCTAGAAGGAATGGAGTTCCTTGAGGCTGGTCTGTCAGTTAACAAGGGCGCTGCCATATTCGATGAAATGGGGCTGGGTAAGACAATTCAGGCTGGTGGTGTAGTATTCTTCATGCCTGAGTTACTCCAGCCATGTCTCTGGATGGTCAAGTCTGCACTCAAGTATCAGACTGCATCCTTTCTGATGAACTGGTGTGGTGGTGAGCACGTTCCTCAGATTATTGAGACATCGAAGGATTTCCTGTATCCTCCCTACAATCCAGCCACAGGACGCGGGATTCGACACTACATCATCGGATACGACATGCTAGTACAGAAGTCGCGTACGATGAAGAGTGGCAAGGTTGTAACTAGTGGATTTGATATCACTGAGTTCGACCGTGTAGGTATCAAGTGCGTGGTACTAGACGAGTGTCAGCAAATCAAGAACGTGGACAGTTCACGTACACAGATGGTCCGTAAGGTAGTGAAGGACAGGAAAGTTATCGCCCTGTCTGGTACACCTTGGAACAATCGTGGTAGTGAGTTGTTTCCAGTATTGAACATGCTCTCGCCCATGAAGTTCTCTAGTGCAGAGCGTTTCAAGTCCAATTGGGTCCACTACTACTATCAGGGACAGTACCTGAAAGAGGGTGGAATCAAGCGTATCGACCAGTTCAAGGAATACACGAAGGATATCTGTATCCGTCGTGAGAGGACAGAGGTTCTCCCTGAACTACCACTCATCAATCGTACTAAGCTCAACGTCGTCATGTCCGAGACTGAAGAGGCTATGTACGATGAGGCTGTAGCCAAGTTCGTAGAGTGGTTTGAGAACCAGAAGGAAGAGATTAGTGGGATGCATATTCTTGCTCAGATGAGCAAGATGCGACACCTCGCTGGTCTTGCCAAGATTGAGACTACCAAGGAGTATGTGGATGAATTCATGGAGTCCACTGGTAGGAAGCTGGTAGTATTCGCACATCACAAGGATGTGCAGGCTATCCTGTTTGAGGAGCTGAAGGAGAAGTTTGGTAGTCAGTTTCCAGTCTTCTCCATGAATGCTGGCCTCACTGGTGAGCAGAAGTTCAACATGTGTGAGGAGTTCAACAAGCTGCCACAGGTAATCATGGTAGCTAGTGAACTGGCTAGTGGTGAGGGGCTGAATCTGCAGACGTGTTGCGATTGTATCATGCATGAGCGTCAATGGAATCCAGCCAAAGAGGAGCAGTGTGAGGGTCGCTTCATTCGTATTGGTTCGGTTGCAGACCATGTGAATGCTGTATATGCGAACCTCGAAGGTATCACTGCTATCGACGCGCAGTTCGATAACATCGTTGAGCGTAAGAGGATTCAGTTCCACAACGCCATGAACAAGGGTGAGGCTGTTAAGTGGAATGAAGATAGTCTGATGAAGGAGTTGGGTCAGACTATTGTGAATGCGTACAACGCTAAGAAGAACCGTACAGTACTGGTAGGCAAGTAAGTAGGAAGTAGTGGGAGAGAGGCTACCACAGCTCTCTCCTACAACTCTTGGGGACCTCGATGCACCCTGTGCGCTTTTACTGATTGGAGAAACTGATATGGCAACTGAAGGTCCGATTATGATTGTCCTCGAAGTTGAGGAGATTCTTGTTCTCACCACTGTCATCGAGTCGTTTCGTATCGCGTGTGATGTGGCTGATATCCCCTGCCCGCGTGTGATGAAGCAGCGTATCGCTGACATCTTGGTGAAGATGATTGAGGAGTTGAAGAAGTATGAGACTCCTAACTAGCTACGGGCTAGTAGTACTCCTGATTCTCCTAGTCTTTCAGGAGAGTCTCGCCCATGAATTTGTATGTGACACGGACGCGAACTGTGAAGCGTGGTATGAGAGTACCAAGCTTAACTACAGAGGAGTAGTAGACTAATGGTGTGGGATGCTGAGTACGCGTGGGAAGATGGACCTTACTACACTGGAGAAGAAATGACTGAACAGGCTACACCGATTGTCAGCAACGTCACTCTCATCAAGAAGTTCTTTGAGCTGGGTGGACGTAAGGTGGAGATGGCAGAGATGAAGGCTCTCACAGCTGACGATCGTGAGGAGTTGGGCAAGATGGCTCGTGAGGCATTGGCGAAGTTGGGTCAGTAGTTCAGTTACAGCCCATTAGAAATAGTGGGCTGTGTCGGACCTACTACTCTGGGGACTGACATGAAATACGACGAGCACAATGTCACACGCGGGCGTAAAGAAGACGGAGAGAATCCGGGCTACTTCTATGCTCCGTGTGCAATCTGTAGTAAGCGTATCAACGTGGGCAATAATCCTCCCGTTATCATCAATGGGAGACTCGACGTGTGGTGTACTACTCACGAGATGAATGAGATTGGACCTCTACTGATAAGGGAGAAGAGATGAGTGTAACTACTGAAGAACTGCTATGGATTCTCGTCCGTTACATCATGGGCGAGGAGAAGAAGACTCAAGAGGAAGTTGTGAAGATGCTTCTCAAGGAAGCGTTGACTACACGCGGGCTACTGAAGGAGAAGACTGATGGACTTGTATAACGTAGTTCAATTCTTCGAGGATGGACAGTACGAGTACGTGCGTAAGGCTGTTCCAGCTCTTGAAGCTGTTCAGGCTACGCAGCACTACACCAATAACGTGGCGACACGCATGGGTATCATCGCGCGTGTCATCATCACTGACATGTTGGACTGCACCTGCTTTGAGTGGACATATGGTAAGGGTATTACCTATCCCACTCAGCAGATAATTGATGAAACTCTCGATACACTGGAGAAGTCTGATGAAAATCCAGCCAAGAATTAAGGGAATGACACGCACTCCGATGGGGACTGCTGTGATTGACCAGATTGAGAGAGCGATACAGAAAGAGATGGCTCGATATGGTGTCTCTCGTAGTTTTGTAATCGCCAATGCACTCGCGTTCACATTCAACATCAAGACTGCTAGTTACATTCCAGAGATTAGGAGAGTGAAGTGATACTACTCGCACTCACCCTCCTCTCAGCTCTATACTTCGTCTGTCTGTTCACGTTCTTCTGCTGGCTCGCGTGGGAGATGATGTGGCCGTCGAAATACTAGTACCAAAGAAGAATGTCATCATGGACGCCACACTACTCAGTAGTTTGATGAGTTGTGGTCGATATCATGACATTCGATTCAACCACCGTCTGGTTAGTAGTAAGGGCAGGTCCAATAGCCTAGAAGTAGGTAGTCTGATTCACAAGGTACTGGAGACATTCTATGATCATCAGATCAAAGGGTTCCCACGTACTGAGTGCATTGGAGCAGGTCTAACTGCTGGTCAGTTGTTTGTGCTTGGTTGCCCCAAATGTATGGGGTTTGAACCTGTGCATCAAATCATGGGTCCAGATGAAGAGACTCATGTATGTAATGAACTCTGTAAAGTCAAACCAGAGTGCGGACATGATGTAGATGAGTATCCCGGTGTCACTAACACGCCCGAGCAGAGTGTGAAGTATGAGGTAGGTTGGAGATTCGCACTAGACACATGCGCGCAATACTTCGACTTCTACAAGAATGACGCGTTCATTCCGCTATCCTCTGAGATAGTGAAGGGTGAAATCCTCTATGAGGATGAGGAAATCCGCGTATTGTGGAAGGCGAAGTTTGACCTCATCATTGATAACAGTCAGATTGGGATTGTGTCAATGGACCACAAGACCTTCAAGCAGAGGAGAGATAAGTCTACTCTGTCCAATCAATTTCTTGGACAAGCACTACTCCTCAAGGCACGTAATGTAATCGTCAACAAGATTGGTCTACAGACCACACTCAAGATTGACGAGAGGCTTACGCGTGAAGTGGTCAGTTTCAGTGCAGATAGACTCATCGAATGGCAGCAGGAGATTCTCCCCTACTACGCCTACAAGTACATTCAGTACAGTGAGTCTGAGTATTGGCCTCCCGACTATACGCACTGCGACACGATGTATGGTCCGTGTGCATATAAGCAGGTATGTGAGGCTGATAGAGGGATGAGAGAGGAAGTGCTGCGACTCAACTACATACAGGCTCCTGTGTGGGACCCACGTAATAAGGGGGAGGACTAATGAAAGTCGGAGAGCTACTTGCACTACTGAATGACCTAACCATCGGTGACTTGGATAAGGAAGTATATATCGAAGTCGGTAAGGATGAACTCGTAGACTTCGATATCACTCCTATCACTGAGTCATGTGATGACGATACAATCGTCGGATTCATGATTAGTGAAAAGGAAGAGGAAACTGATGAAGACGATGGTGAGCCTACTCAGTTAAATCTTCCGTTCGATGAACCTGAGTTGGAAGAAGTAGAGAAGAGAGAAGTACACTAATGCCTAACATGGGCGACGCGCAGGTAGATCATCTGTACTGTATGTTTAAGGGTGAGCCAGGGTTGAGGAAGTCCACTCAAGCTCTGTCATTCCCTACACCACAGTACTGGTTCTCATGGGATAGGAAGATGTCAGGTATTCTTCTGCCCATGAAGAAGTGGGGTATCGACCCTAAGTTAGTTAACTACGATGACTATGATGATTGGAATGCGGGGAAGAAGCAGTTGGAGAAACTGCAAGTTAACTGTCCCTATAAGACCATCGTCATTGACTCCCTCACTAGCATGGCCGACATGACTCTTCGTCAAACGATGAAGATCAAGTATGGAGCCACTAAGCAGAGTGGAGCACAGGCTGGTAAGTTGGTTGCAGGTATCGCAGTCAACGAGATTGAGGATTACAACGCTGAGTCTAGTGCATTGCAGGAACTCATTGCGCTGACTAAGGACATTCACAACTTCCATAAGGTGAATGTAATCCTCATTGCCCATGTAGTGAAGGCAGAGTACCGCGACACTACGAAGAAGACTACGCATATTTCCCGTCAGATTGTGACTGCGGGTAAGAACGTAGCCGCTAAGATTCCTGCTTACTGTGGTGAGGTATATCACTTCAACATCAAGCAGGGATTTGTTGAAGGAACTGGAGGTGACTACTCTCTACTGACTACTCACACAGGTGATGACTTTGCTCGAACTGCGCTTGAACTGGATAAGGAGATAGTATTTGGAGACAAACCCATCTACGACACCTACATCCGTCCAGCCATCACCAAACTCAACAACACCAACAACGTAGTAGCTAAGTTCTAGGACACAGTACAATGCCTATCATCAGCTTCTCGGATCGTGATCTCCTCCGCGGTAAGGTTGTGGAGCCGGCTTGGTACGTTGTCACCATCAATGCTATCGGCGAAGCACCGTCGAAGGCTGGGGACAGCACCAACTATCCAGTGGAAGGCGTTATCGTACGTAACGCTGATAACGGTAGCGAGGACTTCGCTGGCGTTCCACTGGACTGGATGTTCAACTCGAAGGCTATTGGTTTCGCTGTGGGCTACTTGGCGGCATTCGGTGTGGATGTCAAGAGTGGCGCGCGTTTCGAGCTGAACAACTCTGTGGGCAAGCAGCTTGAAGTGTTCGTGGAGAACGATACGTACATGGGTCAGATCAAGAACCGTGTCAATCACAAGTATCGTCCGCTTCGTGGCTAGTTTGTAAATATATGTGGGGGCGACAGTTTGATTGTGCTTAGTGGACCTGTGTCCTTCGAGTACATGGACCGTCAAAGCTCTTAACGGCAGATAATTAGACTCTAGCCCCCACATCTTTAGTTTGGCTCAACTCAGCCCATCAATACTGGAGAGTAACGTGAATCACCTCTTCGACGATTTCGACGTACCACCCTACCTCATGGCAGCCGACACGGACCCCTCTATTATCCCAGACGAGGATGATATTCTTCCTACTGATAGGGAGAATGAAGTGAACATGGATGAGATTGTGGAAGAACTCCACAAGGACGATATTGATCCTGAGGAACTGGACGAAGAAGACGAGGATGAGGAAGAAGAAGA